ATATTTATCATATTTGTGATTTTTGATTGTATTATTAATACACATATGATAATATGTATATAAATCAACAAGAAAGGAGAATTAGTATGTATTCTAATTATGCTTCTCGTATAAAAGAGTTGAGATTATCTCATAACTTAACGCAGCGCGATTTTGCAACATCTATCGGAACTTCCCAAAATGCGCTTTCAGGATACGAAAATAAGGATCGTGTTCCCTCCTGTGAAATCCTTATAAGTATAGCAACTACTTATAATGTATCGTTAGACTGGTTATGTGGTCTTAGTAATAATAAATCATCAACCAACATAATGTCGACATACTCGGATGTCATTAGAGTTTTGACCTCTATCGTCAATACCCAAAATTTAATCACCGAAATCGGCTATGATACTCCAGATATAGCTGACGGCTTTTTCTTCGGCTCAGATGCACCAAAAATTGGGGCTATTCGCTTTAATGATACAAAAATCACACAATTTTTTGATGAATGGAATGACATGTTAAAACTTTTAAAAAAGGGAACTATAAAAAATAGTCTCTATGAACTATGGCTCAAAGATCAACTAGATAAATATAATATCCCCATTTCAAGTGCAAACCAGTTATGGGTATCTAATCTTCCGGATTCCGATGATTCGCTTCCACTCAATTAATTATGCCACCGACAATCGGTGGCACTCTTTTTGCGCCAGCGCAATTTCGTTGCCTCATCGACAATTCATATATAACACCTTTTTTCGCATTGCGCAAATCGTCAAGTTTTGCTCATCTTCTCACTTTTATTCACTCTGCACATATTCATGTACCTGCTTTTATGCAAATACCACAAATTGTCATTTTTTTATCATTGTCATATATATGTCGTGTTTTGAAATTCTCATTGTACATGCTGACATATTCAAAGCAGGCATGGCTATTTCATTTTTGTATAAATCATAGAAAATAGTATTTTTTCTAAAAATGCGTATAAAAATACCACTAACCATTTCTGATCAGTGGTATCAGTGTCTATTTTTCCAAACTGTATAAATGATGCATACCACATAAAATATCACCGATATGACAAAGCATCCGATTTTGATTTTCAAATATAAATCAATCATACTTATTTCTCCAACTGCTTCCGCAGATATGCTTTATAATCATCCAGCCCTTTAAACTGATCATAATTATATGGCGGAGCATTCTTATGATATTTTTCTTTGTACTCCCTTTTTAACGTTTTAATTTCTTCGTCTTTTTGTATGGCTTCAACTATTTTCATTTTACTTTATTGCTTTTTAGAATGCCGTTCATATTCTTTTGCCACACGCTGCAAATCGGATGATAGCTGATCTATGCTGGTACTTTCCTGTAACTCATGAAGAATCTCCCCCATCGACATATTTAAATCGATTTTATAATCTGTTTCTATAAACCTGCTAAGTCCTGCATCAATATAGCCAAGCAATCCAGAAGCAAATTTGCTCCATTCCACATCTTGTCTATTCATCCCATATCACTCCTTAACGATTACTTTACCACGATTTAATATTACCACATGCTGTTTATTCTGAAAACCATTTAAAAGAATTGCATCATAACCTTTGACTGCAGCATAAGCTCCAACATTTCCAAGAATGTCCTGATATGCCTCTGGTTTATTGCCAACAATTTTGGGAATTCCCGTTTTTTCGTATTCTGTAAATATTTCTACAAAATCAACTGTTTTTACATCATCTGTTAATAACATTTCAATAATTCGACCAGAATCATCTTTGCCAGCATAGAGTTCTGCTACTTTCCTATCTTTATCTGCATAGGTACCATATCCGTAAACTCCGCGGCCAGCATACATTTTTCCATATTTAAACGCTTCTACCATATCTTTTGCAGACATGTCAGAAGTGCTTGCAACTCCCCGGTACCAAACCTGTTTTTTTACTTTTTCATTTTCAAATTCTGCATCAGAAATCACCCTCGGCAAAGCATCATATTTTAACTTAAAATTCAAATAGTCTGTAATTGGATCACCATTATCATATTTTAATACCGAAACATCATCCAATAATTCTTGACCGTATTTCTTTGCCTTTTCAATTGTTTCTTCCTGTGTGAGAATATCTGCAGCATCTACATTATTTTTTATCGTTTTTTCTTTTCTGTCCTCATACTGCTCCGCTGCTTTAAAATATTTCTCCTTAAAATCTTCAAAATTCTTTGTCTTGTCAAGTCCAAAGAACTCTGCACGTTCTTTCAAGGTATTCAGCTCATCTTCATCCAGTTCCCATCTGGCTCGTTGGAGCAGTGCGCACCTGCAGTTACAATCCTGTGCAGCGATTCCAAACATTCCCGGCGCATCTGCCTGCATTCCACCAACCTCAAACGGCTCATCCAGTTCTCTGATCTGACCGTCCAGCATCCGGTGCGTTTCTCTGGTTCTGTCATCCAATGTTGCATCCCATTGTTTTACGATGTCTGCACCATGGTCCTTTGCCACCTGCTGTGCATCCATAGCTGACTGAATCTGTATCCGATGCCCTTCTGTCCGGACAATCCGCATTGCATTATTGTAAGCTTTTGAAAATTCTGTGGTTTTAAATGATTTTGCCAACTTTTTAGCCACTTCATTCCAGGTAAAACCTGCAGCAATTCCCCGGGACACTTCCGCCCGAATAGATGTCTTTAATTTTCCAACATCCTCTCCCAGCCGGTTATACAGTCCTTTACTGATCTTGGAATCTGTCTGTATTGCCCGTACCACAGCTTTCTGGTCAATCGGCATGATAAGCGGAATATCCTGACCATGCAGATCATACATCACACCAATATAGCCATCCTGATAGCACCGGGACAGGTAATCAGACACTGTCGAATAGGAATCAGACTGCAATGCTGTCAAGATTCCCTCCAGCTGCTGCCGTATTGCTTCCTGATACCGCGTCTGGTAGATAATAGATTGCAGATTTTCCAGATCGGTTCTAGCAGACAGCTCCATGATTTTCTTTTCACAGTCCATCAATGCCCGCCGGTATACCTGTTTCAGTTCATTCAGCGTTCTCTTTTCTCTATTCAGTTGGCTCTGGAGTACCGCCTTTTGTTCCTTCGTCATCTGCCTTCACCCCGTCCAAAATGTTCTGCGCCCTACTCAAATCATTGTCTGCTTCGTCTGGATCAGGAAACTTATCTTTGATTTCCTCATAATCGATATCTAGGACATCACAGATATTTTTCATCAGTGTTTCATTGTCAAGCTGTGCTGCCAGTGACAGCAGTGTATTAATACGTGTCTGCTGCTCCTGTGCATTATTCAAAGCAATCTGCGCATTTTCCTGTTCATTTGACATTACTTCATGGCTAAAATCGAAATGTACCTGGCTGGTCAGATACGCAGTTTTGTTTTTCTCATTAATCTCATCGATTACCAGCTTCACAAGTTTGCGTAGCATCTGTTTTAACTTAATTTCCAGTTTTGAACATTTCAGGTCCAGCAAAGAGTATGCAGCCTTAATTGCAATGTTGGTGGTTGCGTTGGTATCCTTTAGACTGGCGGTATTCAATCCCATTCCAAAGCGATAGATGTTCTTCTCATCCAGATTTAACTTTGTCTCTCTGGCCTGATACGGGACATCTACGGTATATACCTCTATGCCGCCATCATCATCTACGCCAACCATTTTCTTTGTTTTCAAATTCTGCTGCAGTTCGCCAAGATCGTCACCTTCGAACCCTTTGACTGCATATATCGGATGATCGAAATCAATCAGATTATTGGAAAGCCCGGAAGCCATCAGATCGTAATCATCGATGATATCTTTTACTGTCTTTAATCCACTGAATTGTTTTTTATTGTTGTCCAAGCGAAAAAAAGGAATAACGCCAAAATCTTTGTAGTAAATGGCTTTATCCCCTTTTTTCTGGTATGTAATATGTGGTTTTGGATTGATTTTTGCGGATTTGTCCGGTATGATCTCTCCTTCATCGCTCTGGACGTAATAATATACTTTCTCAGAATCCCATACCTGAATGCGCTTGATTACCTTTTCGCCTTTATCAATGCGGTCAATGTACCAGTAAATCACATAAGCACAGCCATCGTCAGTATCTTTCTCCCTGACTTCCACTACGCCAATTGAATCCGCACACATGAAAGACAGCATGTCTTCTTTATTCCGGTAAGCGAACATATATTCAAAGCCTTTCGCCTGGCATCCGGTCAACGTTTCAGACAGCTCTGCAATAAAATCTTCGTTCTGGTTGAAATATTTATCCAGCTCGTTCTGCAATGCTGGCTCATCTGTTTTTACAAATCCATCAGCACCAGAAAGAATATACTGCACTGCTTGGTCCACCAGCTCTGTAAAGAACGGATGCGATATTTTTGCGTTACTGCGTGTTTTATCCTCAACCAGATTTCCGTCCTCGTTGTAATAAAACATTCTGTAATGTCTTATATCATGATCGCCATCGTAGTATTCCTGCCCTTTTCTGGCGAACTGCTTTTTTTGGGAAACATTATCTTCTTCCATGAATTGTCTTATTTCTTCTGTTGTCAGCATACTTCTTCCTTTCTGGCAATTCTCTCTTTATACAAGCCAGCGTTTTGCCTTCCGCCAGCCTTCTACTCCATATCGCAGCGCTGCCATGGCATCGTCCATTACAGGCACCGGTTCATCCAGGTGTTCGCCTGTCTTTTCATCCTTTTTCCATTTCCACTGCTGCAGTTCTTTTATTGTATTGGTGCAGGATGGATCCACAAATATTTTTCGAGCAATCACTTTGCTTTTGTCCTTCGGATCCGGGCTTCCCTTCAGCCATTCAATCTGTGCTTTCACGGATCCGGCAGAGCCGCCTTTGTCTACTCCCTTTGCCCGGAATCCTGCATCTTTCCACATTTTGATTCGATCCGGTTCCGCTGAGTCACACCACATCTGCCGCTTTTTCGGAATTCCCGCAGCATTTGCTTCTGCAATCCATTCAGCAGTATCTTTTTCAAATCCATACAATTCACGCAGAATATAAATATTTCCATCCTTCCAACCGAGTGGCAGGATAGCATTAGCATGGTTAAAACCAAAGTCCTGCCCGATTGCGAAATCATCATAATCTGATATATTCTGACTGCACTCACGCACTTCCCAGTTATGAAGAATCAGACCACCAATCTCACCCCAATCACCGAGACCATAGATCTGATAGCCTTCTGGATCAACAATCTTTCGTCTCTCCATTCTGGCACGATATGCATCATCTATAAACCGGTTCATCAGGTAGGTGCTGTGATGTGTCAACACATTCGGATCCGGAATATCAAAAAAGACCTTTTTTATCCAATGGTTTTTATTCACCGGATTAAAGGTCAGTCTAATCTGATAAAATTGTCCTTCCGGAAGCTCACCACGCAGACGATCATCAATGATCTCCAGGTCTGCCTGCGTCAGCTCCGTTGCTTCCTCACACCATACATCTGTCAATTTTCCACGCTGAAATGTGATAGATTTCAGTTTTTCACGTTGTTTCTCATCATTCATGCCACGAAAAATAATCTGATTCCCATTTGCCCGGCAGGTCAATTTCAACGGTGACATGTTAATCTGCCAGTACCGGTCAACCTTATCCCCAAACATCCGATACACAGCACCAGTCAGCTCAGCAAACGTGCTGTCACGATTCGTAATATCAGATTTTCGAATACAGACCAGATTCCTGCCTTTATCTTTCATTAGTCGCAGGATATAATTCTGCGCAGTGTCAACGGATTTTCCTGATCCTGCCGATCCTTTCATGACAATATAGCGTTTATGGCTCTGGTCAACCTCCTTGAACCCCGGATTCATTTGAACGTTTATATTCATAAGCAATCAGCTTCTTTGAATGTCCTGAACAGCTTTGGTGACTGAATAGCGATCCAATCAGTGATTGTTTCATCCATTCCCCAACAGTTTGTGCTTCCGCTATTGTTCCACATTCCTGATTCATATAAAAAAGCATGAATAATTTCATGTCTTAATACTTTCTTTCTGTATGAATCCATATCCTGAATTGTATTTCTGTCAGATTCAAATTCTGCAATTCTGATCTGATGAATTCTCTGATCCATGCAACCATCAGCATCTTCAGGCATCTTTTCATCCGGCACATCAAAATGTATTGTGTACAGCGTTCCTAATATCTCAACAACCTTATCTTTCATCATGCTTTTTTACCTCTATTTGTGGAATGTATAACCTGTAAATAGGTTTGCACACCGGAATATCGTTTATTACCAGTTGCATCTTCACATACTTTATCAGTTTATGAAAATGAGCTAGCAAAAACAACCTTCCTGCTATTGTTCTTACATATTCAACCTCAATCGGTATTCTCTCAATCGCAAATCTTTTAATTTTCATTGCTATCCCCATAATCAATTTTAATATTGAGTTCCATATCAACGTCTGTCTCGATTTTTTCTGTATACAACCCATGTGCTTTTCCGAGCAATTCTGCTGCCTTATTCGCATCAGACAGCTTCGCCGGTATTTCTACAATCTGTGGAACTTCTTTTTTTACCGTCTGTCTTCGTACTTTTCCTGTTTCGTCCGGAACATAGGTCGTTTTTTCTTCACTGGTCGTTACCACGATGTGCTCATTCTTTTCTCTTCGCATAACAGAAGTAAGGTATTTTAGTACCTCATCCTGATCTGCAATAAGCTCAGCATCTTTTTCTGCCAGTCTTTTATCTATGTATTCTCTGATGTAAGGTTTTGACAGGTTTTCAGTTGCTGTCTGTCTTGCCGTTTTCTCTGAATACCCTGCACGGATGGCAGCCTGTGTGGCATTCAAATCAATCAGATACTCATCACAAAACCTTTTCTGTTTTTCAGTCAATGCCACCAGTCTCACCTTCCTATCTCTATCTATGCTTCACTCACGTTTATCATCGCCCTACAGATTACAGTTTCATCCGCAATTTTCAAAAAATATATAACTTTATATATGCCGGGTCTCGCCGGGCAAACTGAAATTCTAAGCACATGACCATCCACATCACAGGTACCTTCTGCCTCACACATATCCATATCGCAATTCCAGAATTCATACTGCGCATCTGTAATCTGAAAGGGTAACTCATCACATGAAGTCACTGTCACATACAATCTTCTGTTTTCACCCGTGTACATTCTAAGTGTCTGCGTTTTCTGCAAAATAAGCTGCCCTCCTTTCCAACCTTTCCTGCTCAATCTAATACTTCTGCAGCTGTGCTTCAATCGTAAAACCAGTCGTCTGTGCTTCAATTGTAAAATCTGCCATCTGTGCTTCAATCGTAAAACCAGTCGTCTGTGCTTCTGATGCGTAATCCAGCATCCGAATTTCATATTGGATGTTCTCAATGTCAACCACATACAAAATAGTCGCAACATAAGCCTGATTTCCTGCATCATCCAACGCATAAAGAGCGACGATATACTCGCCGCTCTCTAAAAATGGGACTGTCACCTTCCAGATATTTCCATCTGTTCGGTCGAAGATGATCTTACTGCTGCCAAGCAAGCCCCATACCTGCGTGGTCATTAGTCTGTTACCTCTACAGAAATAACGAATGTCTTACCACAATCAACCGGGTTCGGTGTGATAGTTGCAGATTTGATAACCGGAGGTGCAGTATCCAGTTTCACTGTTCTGGTTACGGTTGTTGTCTTTCCTGCTTTGTCTTTTGCGACAATGGTGATGGTATTGCTGCCCTCTTTCAGCGTTACATCGTTGCTGAAGGTTCCACTAGGAGTAACGGGTATGGGGGCTCCATTTACAGTAACTGTAACCGGCTTGCTGGTTGCATCGTCTGTGGTACCTTTAACCGTTACGGTAGATTTATTTGTAATAAATCCTTCGGCCGGTGCAGAGATAGACAATGTCGGAGGAATCGTATCAACAGTAAATGTTACGGATTTCTGTGCAGCTGCATTTCCATCGTAGTCACTCGCAGTTGCCACAACGGTATGTGCTCCATCTGACAGAGCTGATGTTGGTGTGTAGCTGCAAGTGTAGCCGCCTGTCACTGCAGTCTTTTTGATCTTGGATGTATCTACCGCAGTACCGTCAATTTTCAGAGCGATTGTGGACGGATTAACTCCGGAATCATCATCTGTGATCTTCCATGCAATGGCAGGTGTGCTGTTTGCAAGATACTGGCTTGCAGTCGGTGCGGTGATTGTGATCACAGGAACAACTTTCTCTTTTACCTGCAATCTCAGGCTTGCACCCAATGTGCTGTCTGTTGCATCTTTTGTGGTTACGTTTCCAGCATCATCGGCTGCTTTTACCGTTACCGGATAATAATGTCCGGATAATGTATAACTGGATTTTGACGGAGCTGTAATGGTTGCTTCGTACTTGCCTGTGCTGGTGTTTTTTGTAAGTGTATAAGTCTGGCCATTAATGACCGCCTGTACTGTTTTTACACTCATACTTTCGTCTCCTTTCGCATAATCGTGTGCATAATCATATGGATAATCCAGCCGATACGCTTTCTTTTCCAGCGTAACGCGGACTATATAACTTTTTCCTGTCTGGACCGGGTTCGGATCTAGTTCTGCTTTTGAAATTGTGATCAGCCTGCTTTCTGCCATAGTCCTCTCCTCCGGTTATTTTTTTGTATAATAAAAAGACAGCAGGTAAATCCTGCTGCCCTAGTCAATGTTTGCTACTTATTCTTTTATGAGTTTTGCAATTTCAGCAAATAACTCTGATAATTCTAAACAATCTTGTTTTGTAAGTTCATGAAAAAAATATTCATCACATTCTTCCACTAGCCAAAATTCATCGTTTTTATTCTGTATTGAAAAAACTCTTTCACTATTTATTTTCTCAAGTAAATTTTTATATTTTTCAAATTCGGGATAATCAGATACTTTTTTTACCATAAAAACTCCCTAAACCATATCATAATATTCTTTTACAATATTTAGTATTTCCAACAATGTAATTGCAATATTTTTTCCTTCCAATTCACTTTTATAATTTTTCCGTTGGTTTTCACTTTTTTCACTTATTTTCACTTGATCTAATGATATCCAGTTATAATGTGTTCCATAATCATATGCATAATCATAAGGATAACCAAACCTTTTCACTTTATGTGCATTTTCAAATGTTATATTATGCTTTAAACAATTATTTGCAAACCGCAATGCTGAAAATAATTGTTTATGCTCCTCTTTTATTTGGGCAATTGGAATACGATCAATGCAATCTGACATCCAATGTATTGCTGTTCCAACAACGAAATAAACATCTTCTGTATCTGCATTTTCTGCCCCTGCTTTAAATATAGCATTCACAGACTTTTCTGCACTATACAATAATAAATTCTTGTTCTCTATCATCTTATGTATCTCCCTGTCATATCAAAATAAACCTACTTTTATAATATTCCATTCCGAACTAATATGCAAACGAAAAAGACATCCGTTTCCGAATGCCTTTTAAGTAGGTTTATTCTCATAGGGGAGAAATCGAGCCGCCGGTTTCCGCCTTTGGCTCAAGTATTATTATAACTGTGCATTTTGTGCTTTTTGTGCGTTTTTCAGAATATCATCAATTTTTCTACTAATCCTGCTACGATCCAGATGAACGCTCTTGCCAACCTGCTCCTGTGTCACCGGCTTCCTGCCATCAATGAACAGCTTCCGGAAGATGCGGTGTGCCAGACTGTCCGGTATCGCATCTACGAATTGCTCCACCTCTTTACACTCCTGCTCCAGAGCTTTCTTCCGCTTAAGATCACGGTCCTGCAATCGTTCGTATTTTTCCTGGTCAAACCCAACCACACATTGTGGCATCGGATAACCTTTGCTGTAATCAAATATTACATCATTCCCGATCATAGTATCTGACTTCCAGCGGTTCTGCAGAGCATAATCCAGTTCCAGTATCTCAGCTTTATTGCTCCGGTATGCTTTCAATCTTTCCTTTGTCATCTTCTCCAACGGCATCGCCTCCCTTATTCCTCTCCTGCAGCGTTGCCCTGCTGCCACCTTGCTGTATCTGCTGCCATATCAGATATGACAGGATTCATTCCGGATTACCACCGACTGCTGCAAGGTAATCAAGTAATATCTCCATTGTTCAACTCTTTGTGCAACTGTTTAGTTGGTGTATTAGTTGATCTATCAGGAGAATTGTCAAAAATATTTCCAACTACTTCATAATTCTCTGTTTCAAATTCGCTGATATATTCCTTGTCAATGCATCCCCGCTGAGCCATTACCCAACCGTTTCCGCTCCACTCTACCTTAAATTGCGAAACATCTTCTGGAAATTCCTCATCAATGTGTCCTTCCACAATGTCACCCTCAAAAATCAGCTTTCCATTCTTATCCTTAAGCCCTGTGCACTGGCAAATAGTAGTTGGATTAACATCATATTGTAAAAATCTGTTTGGTAGTCCCCAATCTGTCATTGTTTCGTGCAGGATGTAGTGATGTACTGGAACTGGTGGTACATCTCCAATCGTGCAATATGTTGTCTCAGAGATTCTGCAATAATATCCCTCTACCCATTCATCAGTTTTAATATGTTTTGCTTTCGTCAAAAATCTTTCTCTATTTGTCATAACTTCCACCTGCCTTTACTATCTCAATTGCCTCATCCAGCCCATACACATCCCCCAGCGTTATTTTATTTCCTGCATGAAAGGCAGCTTCTCGTCTACCTTTCAATCGTTCTATAACCGCATCCACATCGTAAGCTGTTGGCTGACTCTCTACTGCTTTCATGCAGTTCTGGATAGTGTCATATTCTACCCTTGCAATCATCTGGCCTTTAAGACTTCCACTACCTGGTGATGCTGACAGTGCGTAGTCATTCAGATAAACTAGTAATTTGTCCGCATCGATCAATCTCACTTTGCGTCACTCCAATCTAATTTCTGCCCGCAGTTCGGGCAATATGCGCAATCGCATTCTCTTAATGGCAATGTTCTGCATTCCGGACATTCTCCCACTGCTGTTCCAATTGCCACATTATATGCAATAGGGATCACTTTCTTTGCTGTCTGCTTGGAATCTCCATCTATAAACCGTCTGATTTCTGTCACTTCCTGTTGCAGCTGCTCATCAGTCTTTTTCATGATTTACCATCCCTTTCTGTAATATCGTGCACTCGTATCATCTGTGAAATGGATAAGTACAGATTCCGGATATTCTTTCTTTGTGTCGTCTTTTTCGTATTTTGCTTTATCGACCTTAATCGGAATTTTGTGTGTTTTTTCACATTTTTCTGCTGTATCAAAATCTCTATATTCGACTCCACAAACGTTACATTTATACGTCACTTTTTTACTCGGCATATTTCACATACCCCATTCTTCCAACTATCCCAGCACTTTTCAGGTAATCATAATAATTCTGTGCCATCTCCTCATCCACACCGAACTCTTTTCTGATTCTTCCAATAGTTACTCTCTTCTGGCTCTTTGCCCAGTTCTCTAATTTTACAGATTTGATAATCATGATTCTGTCTCCTCTCTCCTGTATACTTTCGGCAATGGCATCCATGCATTAACAAATACTCCAAATGATACATAGCTTGCATCTTCATCTCCCGGATAAAATGCTCCGGATCCATCACTCTCTGCTTCATATCTTCCGATATCCGGAAGTGTGAAGTTTTCAAACGACACCAGCACGTATTCTTCCGGATCTGGAAGTCTATCATTGATATCTATCCACCCTTGATACTGTCGCATTGCTTCATTTATCTTTTCGAATTCTGCTTCCGTATTGCATACGATTTCTGCGTAAGGTTCATATTTTTCAAATTTTCCGCTTTCATTCTGCACTAATAATATTTCGTCATTCATTTATTTCTCACTTTCCACCTTGTCTTAATTCATCCAAGGTTATCCAAGATTTATCCAAGATCTACGCTCTCACAAGTTCCCCGCTTTTCATCATCTCTGTCAGTTCACTCATCGTGTACGATTCCACGTAGCTGCTATTCTCTCCATACATGTTTGTGAAATGCAGCCGGAATCTGACGAACCGTTCATGCTACGGGATATGTTCCACAACAGCCTTTACCCATTTCTTCTCCTTTAATTCCGCTGTTATGTTTTTATAAATTTTATATTTTTCTCCAATCTTAAACATTGCTTTTCTCTCCTACTTCAACGCAACCTTTACTCCAGTTTCCTTCTCTAACTGATATCTGATATCTTCCTGACATACCCAGCCACCGTCCAGATAATCATTGATAAAAGCTGTGCATTCATTTATGAACTCACAGATCTTTGCTCCACTCATTTTCTCTCTGGTGACCAGTTTCATTGCGTAAGTAACCGAAAGTGCTTCTGTTATGACATGCATTCTGGTCCTAAATTCATTTGGATTATTCATACGGCTCGTCTCTGCCATCTTAAGTCTGCACCGCTGCGGAACTTTCTTGGCTTCCGCGCACACATCAACCTGTACTTTCATTTTCTGTAAAGCAAGTGGCAGCTGTCTGATGCTTAGCTCTTCGTTATATTCCGCTACCAGATAAGCATTGATACAGTCCATCATCCGGTTAAGACGTTTCTTTCCAAATCCAAACTTATCATGTAAAACCCAGAAGCCGATTTCCAATGCATGATTTGCCATTGTTACTCCATATCCAGCAAGCTGACGATCCCTTGCATCTTTTCTGGCTAATGCGTCAATCTCATCTTGCATCCAACCGTACTTTGGTTTATTTTTTTTCTTTCTGACCAATTTGTTACTCATTTTTCTTCTCCTCTGCCATCGTATTAATTACCGGCGCATAAGTGATTGCCATGTTCTCAGCAAATTGCAGCAGCAACGGATTGTCTTTGTACTTTTCCACCAATGCACTCATCTGCTTGGTGTACTGCCGCATATCCCCGGACCGCCGGTAATCTTTATAATTCTTCCATGCCGTATTCATGACATCCTGTATTTTCTCATGCATAATATTACTCCTACTTAAACGGGCACTCATCTGACTCATCAATATCAGCACTGTAAAATCCATCTGATTTATCCCAACCATACTGATAATCCAGATCATCACCATCTCCATATATTCTTTTTGACCGCTCATCATAATCCAGAATGATTCCATCCAGATTGATTTTTCCAAACAACCGGTTCTTTGCCACGATCAACTTGCGCTGTTCAGCACTCATGCTCTTTCCAATCTCATCGCTGTTCCCGCGGTTATATCCAATTGTCAGACCTGCAAGGTTTGTAATATCGCCGGAACCGCTTACCTCATCGTTGATATCCGTGGAATAACCATTCTTCCTCTGATGTGCTACCAGAAGAATCAAGCAGTTGTATTTGATTGCCAGTTTCGTCAGATTCCGGACAAATTGTCCCTGCTGCTCATATCGGTCACTGCCACGCTGTTCATCGATATACATTGCTGTCATAAGGTTATCGATCAGGATCACCCGGACACCATACTGCTGGATGGAACGCTCAATACTTTTGAGCAGATCTTCCTTTTCATCATTTTCAACGATCCGGTTATCATAAATGAATGCCTTTTCCTGATACCATGAATTGATCAGCTCCTGATTGGCATTTGTAATAAAACGGTTCACTGTTCCATAGTCTGTCTGATTCTCTACGATGTGGTGCCTGCCGGCCACCTGGAAGTCAAACCAGCTTTTATACAGGTAATTCGGCAGCTCCCCGGAATATGTAAACGCTGCATATCCCTGATCTATGACACGAGCAACAATCTGGCTGGCCAGTGTTGACTTACCATCACCGCGCTTACCGGCTATGACGCAGACCATTCCAAACGGCAGACCGCCATAGAGCATTTTATCCAATTCGCTGATGCCGCTCTTTACCTTTTCCAGTTCATAAATATTCACATTTTCTACTTCTGATAATGGCACCACATGATTCACCGGAAGATACACGGCATTTTCCACAGCATGTCTGATACATTCTGTACCGTATTTCTGGAGCATTTCATTTGCATCTTTACAATTCCTGTAATCAGCTTCCCTAACGTGCTTTATGCGACAGGGAAAACGTCTGGCGACCTCTTCCAGCAGTGTGATATGATTCTTTTCAAAATCTCCAAAAACTATGATTTCTTCAAACTTACTCACCCAGTTGTAACAATACGGCACCCAGGTAAACCCTTTTGCCCCGGTTGGGACAGATACCGCATTCTCCATTCCTGCTGTTACCACACTTAAACTGTCAAGCTGACCCTCTGTTATGATCAGCCGATCGAACTTGTCATTGCACTGCTTCATTCCAAACAGGATTGGGCGACAGTCCTTTTCGCACCACTCTTTATTTTTGTCTTTGGTCTTGTCAAAATCGGTTTTCCGGTACTTGATAAATCTCAGTTTCCCTGTTTCATCGTAAAATGGGAAAACCAGGATATTCTGCTGCTTCTCTAAGGTTGTGATCTCATACTGCTCCGCAACAGCTGCACTAATACCACGTGATTCCAAATAAACAACTGCCGGCTCTTTCGGTTTGATTGGTTCTGCCGGTGTCTTAAAACTCCGGTACTGTCTCTTTGGCCGATAGTATTCATCCACTTCATTTCCAAGACTGAAATCAAAATCTCTTGATAATGTCAGCATATTACCGGTTACTCCACATCCGGCTCTCAGACATTTAAACTGCCCGGTATTGAGATTGATAGAGAATGTATCTTTATCATGCCCTCTGCCTTTACAGTACGGGCACTCCGCAAAACGAAGTTCATCACCTATCTGTCTTGTCCTTGCTCCATACCAGCGCGCAAATCTCATCGCATCGCCTGGATTAAATTCATACATTCCCATTTCCAATACCTCGTGTCAGTTCATTTAATTTCTGATTCAGATTATCAATCATGCACTGATTCATCATTCTTCTCCCGTTGGGCCCTCCATGCCTCCCATTTACGAAGAGATTCTTCCGGATCTTCCCACTCATCATCGTCTTCCGGAGGATCAGGCGGAGCAAGTACGGGAGCACTATTATTTACTTTACTTTCCTTTACTTTACTTTGTGTATTATTGACTCCATTAACTTGGTTTTTTCCGTCATTAACTGCGTTTTTTCCGTCATTAACCTGTTTATGGGTGACTTGAAGCAGAGAGTACTCTTTTTTCACTTCGGCTTTCTTCCGCTTGGCTGTTACGGCTAAATACCTTTTCTGCACTCCTCTGGACGTAAGGATATGGTATTTTTCGAAAAGCTCCTTTGAAAAAATGTCTCTCTTGATACAAGCATCTATCACCTGTTTTACTAAATTAGAACCGCTCTCTAAACCTTCCTCAGACTTGAAGAGAAGTTCACGATCATTATCCCATTCACAATAATAACCATGCTCCCGGTAGATCATCTGCCAGAGCTTGACGACTATCGCAAATCCTTTTAAGCCAAATTCAGCCTGTATCATTTTAATCTTGTCATCCATGTAGCAATCCAAGCTAAAGTAGTCAATCCCTTCTTTCAAGGGTCTTGCCATGACTATTCTCCTCTCAGGATTCTAATGATTTCTTTTCCTGTTTCTTTCTTGCTACAAAATTCAAACCGGACATTGTATCTGTCCCGAATGGTGCAAAGACTCTTATAAAGCTGCTTTCCATCAACGGCACGTTCAGATATGACTGTCTTAGCCTTCTGACCATTAATGGTCCGCCAAATGACCCGGTGCTTTCTTGGGTTCTCCCAGAAATAGACATCTTCCAAACAATTGATATCAGTGCCATGTTCCACCAATATAACCACCTGTATTCCTGCCTGCATCGCCCGGATCAGCTCCGCCTTGAATCTTTCATGCTGCTGTGTGACGTTACCACACAACTCCTGCAAATCTTTCTTCCGGTCAATTACCAGCCTCGGATTATCCAAAGACTGGTAGTCACCAACATACAGCTTGGACCGGAAATACTGTATGTCCTCTATTTTGTCAAATTGTTTCTGAACCCGTTCCCATTCTTTTTTATGCTCTCTGGTATCTACCTGAATCTGCAAGCCAGATCACCGCCTTAGTTGAATGGCAATTCTTCATCAATTCCCGCTGGAATATTCATAAAACCGTCACCTGCCGGAGTAGCGTTTGCAGCATATCCACTCATGTGATTTTTATATGCCTGTGTCTCATTCTTTTCCGGAATAACTGCAGTTGCCACCTTATCCACTGAAACAAACCAGCGCATCACACGTTTTGTCATTTCCCTACCATTGTAATAATCCATCTGCTCACCAAACACACCGCCGATTTTTTTTCCTTTGAACTGTGCGCCAAAGTTATCACCCCATTTAGTAGCAAATCCTGTATTGGAATGTTCAACGCAGGTCGTAAATGTTTTGAATGAACGGCTGCAGTTACCGTCAGCATCTTCCGTTAAAATGTACTGTGTGGCCTGATTCGGCCATTTCTTATCCGGTCTGATATCGTTCTTGAACTGCTCCATGAAGTATCCAGGCTGCACATCATCCGGTGCAAAATCAAAACAAACAACGATCATTGGTTTTCCTGTTTTGGAAGTTGTCTCGGTCACCTGCTTGATGACCAATTTATGTCCGCCCAGCTCCACCGGAATATATTCGCCCTGGGCCTGTGTGTTATCGTAATCATTTGGTTTCTGCATCTTCTTTCTTACCTCCAAGCTCGTAATATTCTCTGATTGCCTTTTCAACCAGTAAAATGTCATTATCAATCGTCAGATCATCAAACATGCCAATCGGGGACTTGCTTACCGCTCCGTCTGCCGCCTGTGTTACAAAAAGATGATTGTTACCCTCTGCAATGCAGCGGAGAACTACAGTGAACATCCCTTCAATGCAAACCTTTTCATCCAGCAACTTGCCGATAGTCTTCGGTTTGATTTCTCCCAGATCATTGGATTCCTCATGCATCATCACATACACGATTTTGTTTTCTGGAACTTTCTCGGAAATAAACTGGATCAGATTCCAAAAGTGATCCCCAATCTGGTTGTACAGGGTGAACACTCCATTTCCACCACCGGCTGAGCTGTGTCCGTTCATAAACATATTTGTGATCAGATACCCGGCATCATCTATGACAATGTTATTTGCCTTTGATGCGATCAGGCACTTCATGACCTGCTGATAATTATCTGTGTTCCATCCATTGATTTTTCCCTTGAATGGAAGCGGCTTATTTAATACCCTGATCAGATTCCAATCAGGGTTATCTACGCAGTTCCGAAGGCTTGTACTTTTGCCTGTTCCGGATCTGCCAATGATTAATACTGGAATTGCCATAACACCCTCCTATCTGATCCGCAGCGATTCACCCTGCTGCAGATGCGCCCATGATACTTCATTGTCTTTCAGAAACTTCTTAATCGCTGTTCTATCCAGCTTCGGATCCTGTGGAATGTAATATTCTTTTGGAATATCCTCCTCATTGTCGATAACAACCGCCGGAGGATTCTTCTGGATGCTAAAGCCAAACAGCTCCGTCTTGAATTTTGTTTTTCCGGTAAGCTGCATTGCGCGTTCCAGATTGTATTTGATGCCTTTGATGTTGTTGGAAATTCTCTTTTTGTGCTGTGACAGTCGTTCAATCTCTTTATCGATGGCTGCCACTGTTCCATCCAGTGAGTTCATTACCTTTGCATAGGCATCGGCTTTCTCCTCGAATTCCCAATCAACACCCTCCAATGTATCATTGATCATGTCCTGATCCAGCGATCCATCCTCTGCCATCTGGAGAAGTTCCAGATACTGACCTGTGATTCCAAAAATATTCATAATCTTTTTTCTCGCTTTCTATTGTTTTATAGGCTTCCGCCTGTCTGCGCTGCTGTGTTACATGCTGCATACGATGTGCTGCACAGTCTCTGCCGTATAAATCCATTGCTGTATCCATATCTGCTCCCACTTCCACCGCCCTGCAGTCGGACGTTTGTGTGTATTTATAATCAAATTTAAAAAGTATGTACTGCAGCTAACTTATCAAAAATCATTTGAGAGGTTCCAATATTTTTAAACGTCCGACTGCAGGACGGTGGATCTATATTATTCTTTCGGGATCATGACTCCCGTAAAAATTTCTTCTAAGGCATCTGCTTTTTCTGCATACTCATTATCTTTCTGGCGCAGCCTTTTTGCTATCGTCTCCATTATGGCAATAATAAATGGTGTATCTTTCATCGATTTTCCATTTATTACTGTTGAAAATTCGTCTGCGTAGCTGTTCATTTTATTTGATGCCCATTTCATGGTTTCGCTGGCATCTTTCAGCTGTGCCTCCATATATGCTTCTATGAATCTTTTTTTTGTAATCCATTTACTTTTTCTCCCTTTTCTTTGCGTTATACAGGTAATTACTTACCTGCTTTTCTGTCAGCTTCATTTCTTCTGCAATCTGTTTGTATGTCCATCCTGCGTTTCTTAGTGCTACCATCTTGCCGATGTCAACTGTACCGCTTTTTGTTTTCTTTCTAGTTGTTTTTTGGGGCTTCAGGGGGGGCAGCTCCTCGGTTTGTTTCTCCTCAGGGATGTCCTCTTCCCATTCTGGAAGTCCTTCGAAAATTTCCTTTTCTCCCGGATCCGGTGTTTTCCGCTCCGGAACCACTCCGGCACTTGCATGCACCGCCTTCCAACTTCGCAATTTATCTGCACATTTTTTGCACAGATCTAACCTATATGTTTCTCCAATTACCGGAGCATCCTCTTCCCGACCGACACGTTCCAGCGTCACCGCAAACGGATTTCCGGTGATTTCTACACCGCAATGATCACAGATGATTTTCCACTCTCTCATTTCGCCACCTCCACGAAAAACTCAAGCTGCATGATTTTAATGCCTTTATAAGTAATCCACTTCTGGTACGTGTTATCGCTGTAAATATCAATATGTAGCACTGCTTTCATTGCATGCGCGATATTTTCAATTCCTGAATACACTTGGATTGTGCGATCAGACTGACTCTCAGTTAATGAAATAACTCCTCTTGGTGTATGTTTCAATGCATTATTTTCTGCTCTTCTTACGGCAACCACTGATTCACACCAGTCCCTGATTGCTTTCAATTCTTCTTTTTCCATTTACTTTTCATCTCCCATCTGCTATACTCCAGACATAGGTTTTATACCTATGTCATTGGTTTAGAGCGTGTGATTGTCGAAGGTGACACGCTCTTTTATTTTGTTCAGAATTATTCCTGCACCGGCAATCACCAGTCCAACAGCTGTGATCTTCACCGCCAGAATGAATCCGGCTTGTCCCTCACTAGACAGCCCCATCATTCCGATGGAGGCTATTCCAAGACCTGCGGCGCATAGTCCGAATGCAATCTTATTTTTCATCTTCAAAGTCCTCCAAGTTCAGTTCTTCACTTGCCGCCACCATCGCAGCACCAACAGCGACACCAAACGCTACACCAACTACCAGAAGTGCATATCTGGTGGAATTCACATGTTTTCCAAAGAATAAAATCAGGAAAACAACCGCTGCTGCCACCATAATGATGATTCCGGCAATTTTAAGTTTGTTCATGGTTCTATCCTTCCTTTGCTTCTGGCATATTCTCCTGCTCTGCTTTCTCTTTCTTCACACGCTCTGCATGCTTCAGAAAGCGTTCCGCCGCCTTCATCAGTGCATTCTTGCGCTTCGCTCTCTCCTCTTCTGGAAGATCTGGGAAATGCACTCTGACTTTGCATCCATCAATGTTAAATGTCTCTACCTTGGAATATGTCATGTTCTCACCTTCCTTTCTTAGAAGATATGTACTTGTGGGTTGTTTGGTTACTCGACTACTGGTATAATTTCTTTATCAAATGATGAAAGGAATGATTTAATATGTCTGATAGTTTTACTTGTCCATACTGCCAAAAAATTTTTGCTCTTCATTTTGAAACCTATAGTCATTTTCTTATTAACAAAGAAGGGCATCTACCTATGAAAGCTGATGCGTCAACGGTACGCATCGAATACTTTATTTGCCCAAGTTGTGGCAAAATATCTTTGTTTGCAACAGGTATGGGCGAGAACACAAACTTCCCCAAACGGCAAATTCTTCCTTTATCCTCCAGCAAGCAATATCCTGAATATGTTCCTTTTCAAATTCGCCAAGACTATCAAGAAGCATATTCTATCCTTGAATTAAGTCCAAAAGCTTCTGCAACTTTATCACGACGTTGTATACAAGGAATGATTCATGATAAATGGCACATTGTTCTTAAAAATCTCAATCAAGAAATTTCTGCATTAAAGGATAAAATAGATCCTACTTTATGGTCAGCTATCGATGCTCTCCGTCAACTTGGAAATATTGGCGCTCATATGGAAAAGGATATTAATGTAATCGTTGATATTGATTCCGGTGAAGCACACAAGTTACTTGCCCTTGTAGAAATTCTTATCAAAGACTGGTATATCGTTCCACATGAACGTGAAGAATTATTATCATCCATTGTTCAAATCAATACCGACAAACAACATGAGCGAAAGAAAACTGAGTAGGAAACTACTCTTTTTCTTTTATACACGGAT